TTATGCATTCAGTAAGAATAGTATTTATACTGTCAATCTTTATCTTTTTATACTCGGTAAATTCATAAGAATTTTTTTGATAAGGCTGTACATTATTTTCTTTTGTAGGATAAAAATTCCACGATTCTTTTGTATCATTTAAACTATTAACAATTTCTTGTGGATCTTTTATTACACTTTTATAATAATATATTTTTTGATTAACATATGGGCTATGCAAGTTTATTTCCTTTCTCCCATTCTTGTTTTTGTATTGCCTGCTCTTCTCTAACTTGCTCAATTTCTTTTTCCCATTTATCTAAAGTTTCTTGATCATATACTGCGTCTGCATAATCCCAGAAAGATACCATTGTATATCTAGTTCCCTTTGTTATTTCTTTAACTCCATGAATATTTTCGTGTCCTCCTGGAAACATTATAAAAGAATTAACTGGTGGTTGAAATTCTAATTGATGATCTGGAAAGTATAATTCTCCACCTTCGTAGTCATCATTTAAATACAATATTCCAACATATTTGTTTATGTGAAAAGCATTTGGATTTCCTTCGTGATCAGAATTGTCTGAATGTGGTGCAGCAAATCCTCCAACTTTCCATTTTTGAGCATGTGATGTATTTGCTCTTAACTCTCTTTCAAAAAACATTTCACATGCTTGTTTAAATTTATCTCTTAAGTTATCAAAATGTTTAGGATCCAATCCTAGTTCAATAAGTCTTTGATCATGTGGTGCTAAACCCATTCCAAGTGAGTTATAGAATGCAATATCTCCCCATATTTGTGCTTGTGATTCAAAGTACTTAATCATTGCTTTTGCTTCTTCTGATGTAACAAAATTATCTATTCTTGCTATATCATCTTTATAAAATTTTAAATCGTTTTTAGTAAAAGTCATATACTCTCATATCCCTTTCTATTCTTTCCTCTTCCATTTTACCCCATAACTCTTCTCCATATTTTTCTTGATTTTCTAACCATTCTTTTGAGCCTGGATGATAAAATTGATAAAAACATCTAATTAAATATCTTGAATTACCCTCGATTTTTGTTACTCCATGCAGATATGGATGCTCTTCTGCTAGAAAATCTGGATGACCTGAAGGAAAAACAATTACATCTCCTGCAACTGGTTTATAGTCTATATACTTGTCTCCAACTTTAAAAGATATTTCTCCACCTTCATAGTCATCGTTTAAATACATTGTGCAAGTTAATGCAAACTTATATCCTGGAACATCCTTCATCCATGGCACATAGTCTGTATGTCTTGACATACTAAGACCTCTGCCAACTCTTCCTTCTTCTTTGTTATCTGGAATATATTTTGAAAAAGATGGACCCATCATTTGCCATTCTCCTGGCAAGTCTAAGTTATATTCATTTAAAAAATTTGATGTGCTATCAAAAAATGCTTTTTTAACCATTTCTAAATAACCAACTTCTTTTTCTAACTTACTATCTTTTACTCCTGAATGTATTGGATCGTTATTAATTTGATATACATATGTACCAAAAAAACTCCAAGGTTTCCAATCTTTAAATAAGTATGTAGTTTCTGGATCTTCTTCTGCTTTTTTTAATATATCAACAAGTTCTTCGCAGTTTTTTAATAATCCTTTATAAACGTGGATCTTAGGAAATAATTTAATATGTTCCATATTTACTTATGCCCCACTATTGTCCAAAAAAACGGAAGTGTATATCTTACTCCAGCAGTAACTTCTTTTACTCCATGTATATAGTTTTTATCTCCTGGAAAAAAGTATGCAGCACCTGCTTTAGGTTTAAATTCAATATCGTGTTGTGGAAAATATAGTTCTCCGCCTTCGTAGTCTTCATTTAGATACATTAATCCTGCAATATCATAATATGGAAAGTTATTTGGTTTTCCTTCATCTTTTCCAATATGTAATTCTTTGTCTGCGTGTGGTAGTTGATAGTTTCCTGGAAACCATCGTACAAATGCAGGAAATGTTGGAACTGCGTTAACATTAAGGTGTGCATCAACCTTTTCTTTAAATCTTGCTAATAATTCAACAATTTTATTTCTTACTATACTGTGTTCGTCTTGTTGTGCTATTTCTTTTTGATTTGCAACACGGTTAGCCCAAAAACTAGCATCGTATATCATAACCCCATCTTCGTCATAAACACTTTCATCTTTATGCCAATTTTCTAAGTTACTTGCAAAATTATATAGTAGTTCTATATCATCTTTTGTCATAAAATCTTCTATACTTACAATATTGTCTTTAGAGGTTCCAAAGAAACCAGACGGGGTAATAGATACCCTATTTTTATCTGTTTCTTCCATTAATTTTTCTAGTTCTTGAGGATTCATAATTTTATTTTATCACAAGTCTATTCATATGATCTTCTATGCCAGTCTACATTTTTATATACCCCGCCATCAGGCACTCTATATTTAGCAGCATTATCAATATTTTTTTGAGGTATTAATATAGGGTCTTCAACAACTATACTAGACTTCCAATTTTCCCTCTTAAATGGAAATATCTGTACAAAAGGTGTTCCTTTGAAAATTGTTCCAGTCCAGCCTTCTCTTAAAAAGAACGGCAAGTTTCCATTAAGATTAACTACATCATTGTCTATGATTCCAGACGTATTTAAAAATGGTAGATCAAACCTATTAAAAGGTGTTGTGTAAAGTGCACTATATCCTTCTGGTAGTATAGTTCCCCAGTCAACAAACCATGCAAAATGATCTAAATAATGTCCATCTGGTTGGTAGAAACCTAACATTGGAGTTCTTTCACTACAAAAACTTTTATTTTTTTCATCTGTAATTTTATGTTTAATGTCACCCTGTTCGTCTAAATAAAATTCTATATCGCAAGGTGTATACATAAAATAACCACTAATCATTGCATCCATAAATGGCATACATGCTTTCCAACTTGCTATCTTTCCACCGTCTTTATCTTGATAGTATTCTTTAGTATCTGGATTGGTTATAAATCTTTCAGCCTTTGTATACCATTCTGGTAAAGATTTAGATGCTGGAGATGGTTTTGTATTTGTTCTTTCACTTTGCCAAAATCTATTAGTTATAAACTTTATTTCTTTTTCTTCCATGTTATCTCCTCTTATCGTTTATTGTTAATTTTAATGATTTAACTTCGTGCTCTCCTACAGATACATTGTTGTGATCGGTAGCATTTCTATACCAATTAGTCCACTCGCCTTTTTTGTTAAGTTCATATGCTAGTTTGCCTCGTTCTTCATTATCTTTATACCACTTTTCATCCATATCAAAGTCATTTAAATTTAGTTGTATATTAGACATGTTGCTTAGTGATATTGGCATAAGAGTGGCAAATGGTTCGTCTGCTTTTATAGTAATGGCCTTATCTGGCTTTAAAATTCTTATTGCTGACGGAAACTCTTGATCAAAAAATGATGTACTAATAACACTTGTAAACGTTTGATAATTATCATTAAATAAATTAGGAACTGGCATATGTAAAAAACTAATGTTTGGATCTGATTTTATTACTATACCTGTTTTAAAACTAATAGTGGCATTTGCTCTAGAGTTATAAATAAATTCTTCTCCAGAAAGTACTTTAACATGATCTGCTGTTGAATCATTGATTCCATCCCACACAAATGTAACGTCTATTGGTAAAGATAATTCGTATCCAATTGTATTAGCAAGACTTACTGGAAAACATTTATAAGCATGTTTTTCCCAGGTAGACTCCATCCAGTCTCGTTTTATTCTTGTTTGTTTAATATTGACAGACTGTTTTTGACAGTAAACATTTACTGTTGACATTAGTCTTCCGTATTATTATAAATCTCTGGTGTATGATATTTGGAACTATAATCCAACATTGTTACCAATGAGTATTTAATTCCTGATGTTACTTTTTCTGCAACATGTGGATACATATAGTTTGAAGGAAACACATACATATCTCCAGCCTTTGGTTTTATTTTTAAACCTTGTAACCTAAATGTTAATTCTCCACCTTCGTAATTGTCATTTAAATAGCAAACTAAAGAGACGGTACAGTTATATGAATATCCATGATCATGATGTTCCATAAAATGTTGACCTTCACCATATCTAATAAAGTTAAAGGCTTCCCAATATTTTAAATCCATGATATTATACATAGATCTATAGTGATCAACTGCTGCTGCTTTTCTATCGTAGCATTGTTGCCATATTTTTGCTAATTCCTGATATGCAATAGAACCGTCATCTACTAAATCTGATTTTTTATATTTGAAGTCTACGCAATCTCTATAGTCTGGCATAACTTGTCCATAACCAACTTGAGCAACTATCCAGTTATACTGATTATCTTTATTAGATAGTACGTTTTCTAATCTATTAACTAAATCAAGTGATTCTGGCAAAACGTCTCTATATACGTGTATTCCATTGCCCAGGTCTTCTACTTTTGACCATGATTGAACTATATTTTCTTCTCTTTGCACCACTATGCCTTTCTGTTAAATCTATAATATCATAACGATATTAAATTAGCAAGAGCATTCTTTATTTTTTAATTCTTCTAATTCTTTAGTTAGTTCTTGAACTGCTTTTACAAGAATAGGTATCATTTTAATATAGTTTATTTTTAATTGAGTTTCATTAGAGTCATCTACCATACCCAGCCATTCTACGCCATACTTTTCTTGTATTCTTTGTAGATCCTGAGCAATAAAGCCAGCGTCATTTAATCCTACAACTGATCCATCTCTCATATTCCATCTGTAAGATACTGGCAATAAGTCTTTAATAAACTCTAAGCCTAAATGTAAAGATTTTATGTCTTCTTTATCTCTTTCATCTGAATAAAAATTAGGTGGAAAGAACGGTGGGAAGAATGGTGGAAAGAACGGTGGGAAGAACGGTGGGAAGAATGGAACTGGTGATGGAGTAACTGAATTACTTGCAGCAGAAGCGTCAGATACAACTACTCCGTTTGATAGTGTAACTGTAAATGTATATGGTTGTCCTGCTGTTAGTCCACTAACTGTAATTGGTGAAGTTGATGAAGTTCCTGTAATTCCTCCAGGATTTGATGTTGCTGTATATGTTGTTCCAGTTGGTTTTCCTAGATAATTTGGTGCTGTAAACGCAACTGTTGCACTTAATACTCCTCCAGTTGCAATTCCAATTGTAGGTGTACCTGGTTTTTTTCCACCAGAACTAGATCCAATAATTAATGGCATATTACACCTGCTTATTTCTACAAATTATATTTCCAGCAATAAATGCACTATGATCTTCTACTGATATAGCATATGTTACTTTTGGAGATTCATCTTTTGTTATTTCAGTAATTTCAAGGGGTACAAATTTATTATCTTCTTGGCTATAAGACATTATCTTATTACCAATAATAAGTTCATTTGAATTAATAAATTTCCAAGTACCCTCGTTTTCTACTAATACTGGTTGTTCTAAAGATATTCTTGTAGATTCATCATTATTTAATATTAATGTTTGTTTGATAATTGGATATACACTTTTAATCTTAGTTTTTACTAATGACATATCTTCAATATTTGAATGAGTCATAGCCCAAATATCTTGTCCTACTTCTAATTCTTCTGCTTTTATGTGTTCAATAGAATCATTATCTCCAACTGTTTTAACTAATGTTTCTGCATAAATACATCCTGCAACGTGAATACTGTTTACATAAAATCTTGGTGGGAAAAATGGTGGGAAAAATGGTGGGAAGAATGGTGGGAAGAATGGTGGGAAAAATGGTGGGAAGAATGGTGGAACTATTGCTGTTACTGAATTACTTGCAGCAGATTCTGGACCATATGCAACGTTATTAGTTAATGCTACGGTAAATGTATATGCTGTTCCTCCAGTTAACCCTGTTACAGTTATTGGAGATGATGCTCCAGTTACGGTTACGCTTCCAGGATTTGAGGTTACCCGATATGTTGTTCCAGATGGCTTACCTAGGTATGATGGTGCTGTAAAACTTACAGTTGCACTTTGAATTCCAGCAGTTGCTGTTCCGATTGTGGGTGCACCTGGTAATCTTCCAGCATTTCCTCTAATTTTTTTAGACATATTATGATGCCAAATCTCCTATTGCAACCCATGAATCTGTTCCTCTTTTAATTAAAGTAGCAGATGTCCATTGTGCTCTTAATTTTAATCCAGGTGATCCGTTAACTGTAACTCCAACTCCTGCAGCAATTGTAGTTTGTCCAGAACCAGTTTGTAATACAACTATTTGTGATCCTATTGCAATATTTTGTGATGAGTTTGGTGGTACTGTTAATGTGTTTGATGTAGCAAAATTCATTTCAACCATTTTACCCACGTCTGATAAGCCAAGGGTATATGCAGATGCTGATTGATCATTTATAGGAAGTCTTATATCAGATGGACCATCAGATGTAATAGAAGTAATTGTTGCTGTTGATGCAGTTAAGTTACCTTCAAATGTTCCTGCTACTACTGTGTCGTATACTGCCTCATCAAAAGCAACTACTGTAGTAGGTTCACTTTCTACGCTAGAAAAAAACTTCCATTTATTATCTGTTGCATCTCTTACTAAACCTGTATGATGATATGACCCATCATTATAATTACCAACAAGTCCAATGTCTACTATATTTGCACTAGAATTACCTGAAAGATAAATCATTGGATCTTCAATTTGAAGTTCTGAAACATTTACATATGTTACTGAGCCAGATACTGTAAAATCTCCAGTAACTAATAAGTCTCCACCAACAGTTAAGTCATCAGTGATTGTAACATCGTCTGGTAATCCAAGTGTTATGTTTCCAACTGATGCAGATACTATAAGTTCATTATTTGTTCCAGAGATACTTGTGACAGTATTTGTTTCTACGCTAGTTAATCTATCATTAATATCTTTTAGATGAGCATGCATGCTATTTGATGCTGGGGCCGTAGCACCACTATAACCATCTATTCCATAGTGATAAAGTTTAAAGGCTTCAACTACGTTAGCCTGATCAGTTAAAGAAGGTATTTTTGTATCAAATTCGGTAGCCTCGTATCCAGAGGCATCGCTTATAAATTGTCCAGCCATTTTATCACCTTCCTAAATTATATCAGAACGTTGATAGTTATATTAAAATCAACTGTTCCTGATAGATTTGTTATTCCGCTAGTTTGTGATTCAGTAGCAATTACATCAAATACTAAAGATCTAATTGATGTAGTTACCAATCCTTTGTTTACTATAGCAAATGATACAGCCTTATCGTGTTCTGGACTCATTTGTATAGAAAAATTACTTGCTGTTAAAGTTGCTGGTGCATCTGTATAGATGTCATTTACTGGAATGCTAACTGTGGCTGATCCGCTGGTAAATACTAAAGGTTCTATAACACTATATGTTACTGGTTGAAACTTTAATACAGAACTCCACTCATTTCCACTTGGAGTTACTCCATATTGATATACAATTCCATAGTCTGATCCAAAATCTGTCCTTAAATATAAATCTCCAACTAGTGCTGGTTCGTTAACAAATACACCAGTATTAATATTTGGATCTCCTGCACCAGTATAAATTAAACTTCCACGTTGTCCAGGTGCACCAACATCTAATCCTAGTTCAATAACTTCTGGGGGTCCAAAAACTGTTATTGAATCTGTTGAAACTATAGAGTTTATAGCCATTAGGTGGCCCTACCAGTTACATCCTGAGTTACTGTTATTGTTCCAGTTAGTAATGTGTATTTTGTTGACGCACTTGTGTCATGTATTTGAATATCATAAACATAAGAATTTGCTGATAGTGAATCTCCAAGAGATGGTGGAATTTTACAAGTTAAACTAGAGGATGCTGTTGTTACAATACCAGTTCCTATTTCTTCTCCAGATGAACCTCTGGCGGTAGCAATTGTAAATAAATTTGTATCATATTCTGTTAAATCAAATGTAGTTCCATTTGCATTTTTAGGATATACAATAAATTCAAAACTATCTCCACGATAATAATTAAAGTTGTATGTTGCTGGAAATGCCATATATACCCCTCACTATGCTGATAAATCGCCTATGGCTACCCATGTATTTGCTGACCGTTGAATCAATACTGCTGATGACCATTGTGCACGAAGTTTTAATCCTGGTGTTCCGTTAACTGTAACTCCACCAGCACCAGCAATTGTTGTTTGTCCAGCACCTGTTTGTAATACTGTTAATTCTGTTCCTACTGGAAATGCCACTGTAGCATTTGTTGGAATAGTTAATGTATTAGCACCCGCATTGCTAACTTCAACAATTTTATCTGCATCTGATAAAACAAGTGTGTATGATCCTGTTTGTTGACTAAACGTATTTAATTTATCTGCTTTTGTTGTTAGGTCAATTCCAGTTAATTGAGATCCATCTCCAATAAATGCTGAAGCACTTACGTTACCTACTGTTTCTAATGAACCAAGTTTTGCTGCAGAAAAGATTGCATCAGTAAAATCTATTGTAGTAGAAACTGCACTTGCAGCAACGTTAGAAAACAATTTCCATTTATTATCAGTAACGTCATATACTAAACCTCTATGCTTATGAGTTTGTTCATTATCTCCTGATTGTCCATATGAGGCAGTAAATCCTTGATCTAAAGCATCTGCTTCTAATTGTTCAACAGATAAGTTAATAATACTATCTGTTACGTTAATATTTGTTGCATCTAAGTATGTTGCTGAACCAGCAACGTCAAGATTTCCACTTACGGTTAGGTTTCCAACTACTGTTCCGCCTGCTTGTGGAAGATACGTTGTTGCAGCATTTGCAGTTGTTAAATATGTTGCAGATCCTGCATCAATAGCACGTTGATTTGTAAAATATAGTCCTGAGCCTTCTGCAATATCTGATGTGGTTAATCCATCTGCATAGGCTACTGCTGCTGCCGAAGCACTTACCAATCCAGAGGTTAAGTTTAAAGCAATTATTGCTGAATCTGTATAGTTTGTATTTGCAACTGAGGCGGTATTTATAATTCCAACTAATTCTACTTCTGAGGCTGATAAATTATTATTTGCTGTATTTGTTACTGTTGTTAATCCTGCATCTATATAGCCTATTAATGCACCACTTGCACTATCTACTCTATAGTCTGTGTAGTATATATTGGAAGCACTAGCACTTCCTATGTTTGTTAAAATTGTTGTTGCAAAGTTTGCATCATCATTTAATGCTGCTGCTAGTTCGTTAAGGGTGTTTAAAGCACCAGGGGCTGCGTCAATTACAGCGTTAATAGAGGCTGTTGCTTGTGACAATGCATATGCTGAAGCACTTTGAACAAATGCCTCTGTAATGGCCTCTGAGACTACTGCAAAGGTAGAGCCATTATATCGATAAATTTTATTATTTGTAGAATTGATCCATAAATCAGTTTCTTTTGGATCTGAAGGTGTATCAGGACCTATGATAATAGGTCTTCTTTTATTTTGTGTAAGTGCCATGGTACCTCTATAAAATTATAACATAGATAACTATACATATTATATCATTATAGATTTGCTTGACTACCCCCTCATATTCTGGTAGAATTAAATTCTATAGAAGTAGGGACATATGTCAAAGAAAAAAGTTGCTCGTCACATGGAATGGCTAGAAGCCTTAAAAACCATGAAACATAAAAAGTATTGGAATAGGCCAAATACTGTAGAATTCTTTGCTTTTGTAGTAAAAGGTATGATCATTATTCCAGGTCTACTATTTGGTATTCAAATATGGTGGTTTTATATTTTTGCTGCTATCTCAAGTGTGGGTTTAATTTGGTCTTCTACTAAAAAAACTATTCCTACTTTGATATGGTTTAATATTCTTTGGACTACCCTCGCAACTATTGCAATAGCAAAACACTTTTTAGGATAATATGAAATCAGAAAATATTAATAACATTGTTATTGTTGGTGGTGGAACATCTGGATGGATGGCTGCTGCAACCCTTATAAAGTTCTTTCCTAAAAAACATATCACTTTAATTGAGTCAGCAGATGTCCCAGTTATCGGGGTAGGAGAAAGTACAACTGCTTTTATAAATAACTGGCTTAAAATTTTAGACATTAAAGATGAAGACTTTATGAAAGACTGTGACGCTACATACAAATTAAGTATTAAGTTTAATGACTTTGGACATTTAGGAGATGGTGGATACCATTATCCTTTTGGTAGCCCATTTACAGAAGGTACTGGTTGGGGTTTGTGGGATTGGCACTTAGTAAAGCATAAATACCCAGAAATACATGTTGAAGACTTTGCAAGGTCTTATTTTCCATCAGCAGCACTTTATGAATCAAATAAGATATCTAAAAATAAAGATAAACAGTTTGAAAACTTTAATTTTGATTTAGACCTGGCTTATCATTTTGATGCTATTAAATTTGGAAAATGGCTAAAGGAAAAATATGCTAAACCAAAGGGTGTAAAGCATATTATAGAAACTATAGAAAAGGTTAATACAGACGAATCAGGCATTACTGAATTAGTTTTAGCAAATGGTAAGACAATAACGGCAGATCTATTTGTTGACTGCAGTGGATTTAAAAGTATGCTCTTAGAAGGTGCTTTGAATGAGCCATTTGAGTCATTTGAAGATAATCTAATTAATAATCGTGCATGGGCAACCCCATTAGAATATAAAGATAAAGATGCAGAAATGGAACCTTTTACAAACTGTACAGCCCTAGGAAATGGTTGGGTTTGGAACACACCTTTGTATTCAAGAATTGGAACTGGCTATGTTTATAGCACAAAACATACTACAGAAGAAGAAGCCTTAGAAGAATTTAAACAGCACTTAATGTCAGACAAAATGGTAGTACCTAGAACCAAAGAAGAAGTAGACGCTCTACCATTCAGAAAAGTATTTATGAAAACTGGCATACATTCAAGGGTATGGGTAAAAAATGTTGTGGGTATAGGATTATCTGCAGGCTTTATTGAACCATTAGAAAGCAATGGACTATATAGTGTTCACGAATTCCTATTCAAACTAGTAAGAGTATTATTAACCCCAAAAATTAATCAATTTGATAAAGATATGTTTAATACTGCTACTAGACAACTAGTTAAAAACTTTTCAGAATTTGTTGGTTTGCATTATTCTTTGACTAATAGAACAGATACAGATTATTGGAAAGAAATATCAAACAAGGAATTTAGTAAAGATATGATTCAAGGTAAGGGTAATTTTCAAGCAGGGTATTTAAACTTTGAAGACATATTTATGTTCCAATATGATTATCAGAATCCAATCAATGGTATAAACTATATATCAACAGGGATGGGGTATCAATTAGTAGATGATTATATTATAAAGATTAAAGAATTATACTACCCCGATCAAAACTATGATGCTATGGCAAAAGAAATGAAAGAAAGATTTGAATCAAGACAGGCTAAATGGAAAAAGGCTGCAGAAAAAGAACTTACAATGTATGAATATTTAAAAAAGAATTTTTATAAAGATTAAGATATCCTATTTACATACCCTGAAATTGATACTACGTTTGCTGTACCCGCAAAAGCCCTAACAACTAAAGAGTTATTTAAAACTAATCCTGGTACAACTAATACTAATCCTGATTCTCCAGGAATATTTAACTCTATTTGATCTTTTTCTGCAGTGCCACCAAATTCTACTGTTAGTTTAACTGTTGCAGAACTTGAATTATCTGCATATAACCATACTTCATCTAATCCAGATGTTCCAGACTGTGCTGTATGAATTGTTGTTCCAGGTGTTGCAGATGCAGAAACTAATGTTGATGCACCATTGATTGATCCTGAAAGTAAAGTCTTTGAAAAAGTAGCCATATTTTACCTCTCTTTGATTATATCATTTCTTTGGGTATAAAATATTTAATTCATCTAACCTTTTAGCAAGATGTTTATCACTATCTATACCATAATATGTAGAATCTATATTTCCTTTTAAAACTAGCATATAAAATTCAGCATATGGGCACCATGATGCATATACTCCAGATACCCCACCATGTTCAGATATAACTTCCCAAATATCAACATCTTCTACTTGTAGTGGTCTTGAGTTATCCCATTTAGGATTTGGGGGTAAACTTAAAAAAGGTTTATCAAACCAATTTTCTTCATATACTTCCTTATTATCTATAAAAATATTTTGTGTAGATTTAAATCTAGGCATAAAGATATCTAACTATTACTATTCCTGTACCACCAGTTCCACCAGCACCGTCACCAGAGTGTCCTCCGCCTCCACCACCTGCACCTGAGTTTGTTACACCATTTCCTCCAGTTGCACCATTGCTTGTTCCAGCACCACCAATTCCAGATCCACCAATACTTGTCAATCCAGTAGAACCACCTCCACCACCTGCAGCATAATGTGTTGCTGTACTACTAATTGAATTTAGTGCACCAAGCATTCCATTTCTTAAGTCTCCAGTTTGTCCACCAACTCCACCTCCACCACCTGCTACGCTATATCCTCCATGAGAACCATGAGCAGAAATACCATTATTTCCTTGTCCAGCGGTTCCAGCGTTTGGACCATGGTTAGGAGAACCACCTCCACCAGATCCATATGTTCCACCATTATGTCCTGCCCAACTTTGACCAGGTCCACCACCTATTGCATTTGCTGTTGAAAAACTTGAATTACTTCCAGCATTTCCAGGGACGTTTCTATTTCCAGCACCACCACCACCACCACCAACAACTACTGAATAACTTCCAATTGCTAAAGTACTACTTCCAGTTAAATATCCTCCAGCACCACCTCCACCACCCATAGTGTTTCCACCACCACCGCCGCCGCCAACAACTAAGTATTCAATTAATGGATAGTTATTTCCTGGTCCTCTTGTAAGATTAAATGTTCCGTTAGCAGTAAAAATATGAACCCGATATCCGTTTGACGTATTAATACTATTTCCACCATTAGCGTCAGCATATTGTACAAGATTTTCATTTATATTAGAAATTCTTTTAGAAACAACAAATCTTTGAATACCGCTCATTATGCGAACATCCTCCCTGCAATTATTGCTTGACTGTCATCAACAGCAGATCCAAGTTGAATCCACTCATTTCCATTATAAACCTTTAATCCAGGTGGTGTAGTATTTGAATCAAGCCACATATCTCCAGTTACTGGACTTTCGGGGGTAGAAGTAGAATAAGGTATTAACTTTTCATATTGAGTAGAAGCACTTGATTGAGTTAAGTAAGTAGTGCTAGCACTTGATTGGGTCAAATAAGTTGTAGATGCAGTTGCTGCTGTTAATCCTGCTGATTGTGTCAAGTATGTTGAACTTGCATTTGATTGAGTAAGATATGTTGCACTAGCATTTGATTGTGTTAAATATACTGATTGAATAGTTGAATAAAAATTAGGATCATCATTCAATGCCGCCGATAATTCGTTAAGAGTGTCTAGTGTTCCTGGTGCTGAGTCTGTTAAGAATGTTACTGCTCCTGCAGATGCTGTTTGAATAATTGTTGAGTAATCAATGGCAGATATTTCACTGTCAGTATAAGATGCAGCGGCTGCACTTGCTGTAATGATAGTGCTTGTTAAATCTATGTTAGATAGTTCTTGGTCTGTGTAGGCTACGGCTGCTGCAGATGCTGCTTGGATAGCAGGAGTTAAGTCGGGGGTAGCATTATCAGTGTATTGCATTGCTTCTTGCATTATATTTGCAGAGGCAGCAGCAACTGTTGTTATTAATTCACTATGAGTTGTTACAGTTGTATCTGCTGTAAAAATTTTTGATAATTCTCTTGAATTTGACATTTATTTATATATACCCCTTTTATGAAATTCTATACCGTAAAATTACTATTCCACTACCGCCAGAACCATTTCCACCAGATCTTCTTGCTCCACCACCGCCACCTGTGTTTGCAGTTCCATTTGTAGAAGATCGTGCAAAACTTGCACCATCACCACCACCACCAGAACCGCCAGCACCACCTCCACCATTAGAACCTGATCCATTACAACCTCCACCACCACCAGCATAAAATGTTGCAACTCCAGTTATAGAAGATGATATTCCAATACCACCATTTCCTGCTGTTTCTGCTCCGCTAGTTCCGTTTCCAAAACCACTTCCTCCAACTGCACCAGCACCTCCACCACCTCCACCGCCACCGTGTCCACCAGTATATCCTCCTCCACCAGCATGTCCTTGACCAGAAGTTCCTGCTCCTTGAATACCGTTTACGTCTCTTGGTGTTCCTCCACCAGAACCACCACTTCCAGCACTCTGTTGTGGAGAATGATTTCCACCATAACCTCCACCAACTGCTGTATTATTAAAAATAGAAGAATTTGAACCATTAGCAGCAGGATTACCACCACCTCCTACAACTACTGAATAAGTTTGATTGGGAAAAACAGTTGCAGTTGATTGTACTACTCCACCAGCACCACCTCCACCACCGTGAGTTTCTCCACCACCACCACCTCCAGCAACTATAATATATTCAACATTACCTCTTCCTGAAGAAACAATAAAATTACCACTTGATGTAAAAGAATGAACACGGTATGTTATATTATTTAATGTATAAGAACTTGTACTACCACCAGTTGCATTTATATTAGGAGCAAGTGAATTACTATTAAAAGATGTTTCTCTTATTGAACTAATTCCCATTTATGGTGTCACCTCAGCGTAAAAACCTACAAAGCATACGCTGGCGGTGGAAGCAAGAACTGATAAAACATCTGTAGCACCCATAGACATACCTTGATTAATCATATAGGTATCATTACCAGCAATTGTTGCATCATAAATAATGTGATGCTTGTCTTCTATTGCAGCACCACTTGGTCTAAAAGCAATTCTAAACGTAGCATCTACTGATGCTGTATTACAAACATTAATAGCAGAAAATATTGCTTGAGTTCCTTCTGGAACTGTATAAAGGGTAGTGTAGGTATTGGCTGCTGGTTCAACCTGAACTGGTGATTTATAATTATTTGCCATTTATATCCCCGCCGTAAAGAATGGATGGAGTCCAGAATCTGATCCAGATACTGCAATCCATGTAGTTCCATTATACACTTTTAATGAGGGTGCTGCTGAATTTGTTGAGTCAATCCATAAAGTTCCAGCACTTGGTGCAGAAGGTGAAGCAGAAACATAAGGAATATCTGGTTCATATGTTTCTGATGCTGCTGTAATAGTTAAATAAGTTGAAGATGCTGATAATGCTGTTAATCCTTCTGACTGTGTTAAATATGTAGCACTTGCACTAGACTGTGAAAGATATACTGCTTGAATAGTTGAATAAAAATTAGGATCATCATTCAAGGCGGCTGACAACTCATTAAGAGTATCAAGAGTTCCTGGTGCAGAATCAGTTAAAAAGTTAACTGCTGCAGCACTTGCTGTAATAATAGTACTTGTTAAATCTATTGTAGACAGTTCTGAGTCTGTATATGAATTTGCCGAAGCAACAGCAGCCGCTGAAGCCGTAATAATAGTACTTGTTAAATCTATACTTGATAATTCTTGATCTGTATATGCAGCAGCGGCAGCACTTGCTGTTTGAATAGTTGAAGATAAATCAATAACTGCTAACTCTGAATCTGCATAAGAAGCAGCCGCAGCCGAAGCGGTATTGATAGCAATAATTAATTCATTATCATTAACAATAGGACTATTGTCATCAAATATGTTTGATATATCTCTTGTTCTAGACAATTATTCAGGAAGAATTAAACTTTCTTCCCATTCCCCCTTGTTTTCATTCCAAAAATAGTTTTTACTATCATCTGGATATGGTAATGGGGCTTTCCATTGACAAGTTTCTTCATCAAGTATCCAACTTTTAAATGGTTGTGCTGGAATAAAAGCATCTTTTATTGGATCATACTTATATCCTATACCAGCATAATTTTTTCTAAAATTTCCATTATATGAAGTTTGTTTCCAAACACCACCTAATAGATTTGTACAAAATGCTGCACCAATAATTTCTGATTCATTTCCTTCTGTATCTTTACAATCATTATTGTCAATAACAATTACTCTTTGAACAATTCCTTCTGAACTTAGTTCTGCAAAATGTGCCATATTTATTACCTCCTTTTATATTATATCTTATAATGTTCTATATCTTAAAATTACTATTCCACTACCGCCGTTTGCACCAGATCTATTATTTACTGAACTATTAGATCCTCCAGTGCCTCCACCGCCACCGCCAGTATTAGCAGTTCCAGCAGTTCCTGCACCAGAATCATGATTTCCACCTTTTCCTCCACCACCTGCACCACCTGCTGCACCTATTTGTGAACTACTATTGTGTCCAGCACCACCACCTCCACCACCTGCATATAAAGTAGATACGTTATTTATAGAACTTGATTTTCCAGAACCACCAGATGCTGGGTTTGTTCCACCATTAGTTTCAGCGGCAGTAGTTCCAACACTTCCTGCACCACCACCTCCACCACCAGAATGATGTGAACCAGTAACACCGTCACCACCTTTATTTCCTTGATTAATTACTCCAATTCCTCCTACCCTATAAGAATGAGTTCCTCCACCACCAGAACCTCCAGAAAAAGCATCTCCAAATTGCATATTTCCACCGCCACCACCACCATAACATACTATAGAGTTAAAACTTGAATTACTACCATTTTGCCCATTTTGTCCAGAAGGACAAACTCCACCAGCACCAACTTGAACTGGGTATGTTCCAGGACCAACTGTTAAGTATCCTTGAAAATAACCTCCAGCACCTCCACCACCGCCACCATTGTGTCCACCGCCGCCGCCAGATCCTCCTCCAGCAACTATTAAATAATCAACTCGTGCAGTACCAGATTCTACTATAAAATCACTAGAGGTAGTAAATGTATGAACTTTATAATTAACACCTCCACTGGAAAATGTTGTTACGGTTCCACCTATAGCAGTTATTACTGGTAAATTTTGAATGTTTTTATTTTCTGAGTTTAATGAACTTATTGGCATTATTTTATCCTATACCTTAAAATTACTATTCCACTACCGCCGCTAGAACCTGCTCTATTATTTGTTGAAGAGTTTGATCCACCACGACCACCTCCACCACCACCAGTATTTTGTTGACCATTATATCCTAAAAGAGCATCATGCCTACCACCTTTTCCTCCACCACCAAGACCACCAGGTGCACCATCTTGTGCACTACTGTTGTGTCCAGCACCACCTCCACCACCGCCTGCATAATGTGTTGTAATTCCACTTATAGAGTTAGATTTACCAACTCCGCCAGCACCTGTATTAGTTCCTCCTACAAATTCAGCAGAATTTGATCCAACAGATCCAGCACCTCCACCACCAGCACCAGAATGATGTGATCCACCAACACCATTACCTCCAGCGTGTCCTTGTCCAGCAGTTCCAGCACCACCAGCAGTACTACTATGCATTCCTCCACCACCAGATCCACCAGAACTTGGTGCTGAATATTGATAATTGCCACCACCTCCACCACCAAGGGCAACAATTGCGTTAAAACTTGAATCAAAACCTTTTGCTGATGTTCCACCTTGTCCAGGTGGACAAACTCCACCAGCACCAACTATTACTGGATAAGTTTGAGGAATAACATTAGATGTTCCAGTTAAATAACCTCCAGCACCGCCGCCGCCTCCACCAACGTGACCATTACCACCACCTGCACCACCGCCAGCAACTACTAAATATTCAACACTACCACTTCCTGATTGAACAACAAAATTTGAGGTAGAAAGAAAAGAATGAACTTTATATGTAATACCAGCCTCATCAAACTCAGTTACTTGTCCACCATTAGCAGTTATAAAATTTGTATTTATAGAATTTTTATTTTCAGAGTTTAAAGAATTAATTGGCATTATTCAGTTATCTCCGCATATGAAAGATTGAAGACAACACTACCACTAGATGACCACACTGATAAAACGTCTGTAGCATCCATAGTAATTCCATGTCCAAATTCAATTGTGTCATTTGCGGTAATAGTTAAACCAAAAAATAAATAATGTATATCTGATATTGAAGCACCATCTGGTCTTATTGCAACACGAATTGATGCAGATGTTCCTCCTATATTACATGCATGAATATTTGAAACAACGGCTTGAGTATCTGAAGGAACTGTATATAAAGTTGAAAGAGTGTTTGCTGCAGGCTCAAGTTGTGCAGGTGACTTATAAGTGTTAGGCATTAGTACGCTCCAAAAAATGGGTGGAATCCAGATTCAGATGCGGCACCTGATACTGCAATCCATGTAGTTCCATTATACACTTTTAATGCAGGCTTTTCTGAATTTGTAGAGTCAATCCATAGTGTTCCAGCAGTTGGTCCAGATGGGGATGCTGATACATATGGAATATCTGGTTCATAGGTTGCTGACGCTGATGTAATAGTCAAATATGTTGTTGACGCTGTACTTGAGTCAAGTTTTGTTGATAAAGTATTAGTTACAGTAGTTGCAAAGTTTTCATCATCACCTAATGCTGCTGCTAATTCATTAAGGGTATCTAATGCTGCAGGTGCACCGTCTACTAAATATGATACAGCCGCAGCCGAGGCGGTATTAATAATATCTTGTTTAGGACTATTTATCCATATAGAAGAAGCAGAGTTATAAACAATTAAATCATCATTTTGAATACTTGTTATTCTTACATCATGTAGTTCATCTAATTCATATCCATTTTGTGGTTTTACATATATTCTTCCTGAAGAAGAATTTTTCTTTACTACTACCCCGACAAATACATAATGATTAGGTGCTTGTGGCTTTACTGTTGTTAGTACTCCAGCACTAGCAGATAAATATAATATATCTCCTTCATTAAATCCATCAGTATTAATATTTTTTACAATACCTTGGGTAACAATAAATCCTTCTCCACCCGCAGAAATATTTTCTGCTACTATGCCTATGGTTAGTGCCGATCCAGTATCATTTAAGTTATATGCTCTTGTTACTTGAGGTCTTTGACCTTGTGCACCAGATAGTCTTACTACTTCACCTTTATTTAAAGTTGTTGCTTCACCATTGTTAGCAAGAATTATAATTTCTTGACCAATGCCAACATTTAAATTTGCATTTAGTTGTACTGATAGATTTGATTCTCCACTATCCCACGCAAGTGTTGAAACACTGGCTGAGGTATTTTCGGGGGTAGTGTCAAAAACAATATAATCAGGATAAGCAATAGAATCTACACTAGTATAATTACCTGTTGAATTAATTGTTATAGAATCTGAAGCACTTGCTGCTGTGATAGAAATATTTTCTCCAGCAATAAAGGTTAATGTGTCTGAGTTAGAATCTCCTTGAATGGTTTGTGTTGCTGGACTTGTTGCAATTGTAGAGAATACTTCAAGTGAAGATATTTCTGAGTCTGTGTATGATGCAGCGGCTGCTGAGGCTGTAATTATAGTTGCAGTTAAGTCAATATTTTCTAAAGCATTATTTGTGTAAGATATTGCACTTGCTGTAGCGGCTACTGAAGCACTATTTAATAATGAATAAAAGTCCCAAATATATCCTACTGATCTATAAGATAGTACTTCTACAACATCATTAACTTTTACTGATGTATCAAGAACTATTGCACTGCCACTTGTGGCGGTATATTCAGAAGGATCAATTAAAACACCATTTACGTATAATGTTGTATATCCAATAGAATAATCTAATGTATTACTATAATCATCTACTCCTGATATTGTAGATGTAGACGCAGACATTGTTTTAGTCCATCTGCTAATACTTGTTGCTAAATCTTCTTGGGTTACTACCTGTGCTGTCTTTAAACATAAAACTTCTACTAAATCTGTGTTATTTAGTGGTTCGTCAAATGTTATTGATGAGCCATTTGTGGCGGTATAAGAATCTCTATCTATAAAAGAACCATTAATAAATACTTGTTCTATTCCAGATATATAATCTAATGTTTCATTATCATCATCTAATCCAGATATTGTTGTTGCTGAACCAGATATAACTTTATTCCATCTTATAAAACTAATATTAGTTGGATCATTTTCTACTAAAGCAATTTGTTGATCTGTATATATAAAAGCACTTGCAGTTGCTGCAGCAGATGCTGCTTGTATTCCTGCAACTAAATCTAATTCTGCCCATGACGGACTTGCACCATTGGTTGTTAAATATTTTCCAGAATTTCCAGTTTGTGATGGAAGTGCATCTACTGTTCCCCATGAAGCACTTGCTCCATTAGTTGTTAAGTATTTACCAGCATTGCCAGTTTGTGATGGCATTCCAACAGCGTCTCTTGCTCTTTGATCTGTAAAATAAAGATTAGTTACGCCTTCTTCAATATCATCTGTATATTGGCCTTCAAAAATTAAATCATATGTATCATCTATTTGCTGATCAACGTAAGCAATAATAGATGCAGAATTATCTCCACCACCAATTTCTTCCCATGCACCATTTTTATAAATTTTTAATGACTTAGAAATTGTGTTAAAGTAAAGATCGCCCTCGGACCCACTTACGGGGTCAGAGGCTAAACCATTTACGCTTAGCGGTACTAAAAATTTCTTAGCCATTTTAATCCTTTGGTTTGTGGGGACACATTTCTGCATCCCCACTTAGTATTATACTTTAGCCAACAATTACAACACGATATGCGTTGCTTGAAGGTGCCGAAGCAAATGAGACAGTAACGGTATTACCGTTTGTTCTGACAACATCTACTTCAACAGTTTCATATGTTGAATTATCGTATACGTTTACAACAACATCTTGTGTATTAAAGTTGTGAATTATTGCAAAGGAAGTGTTACTTCCGTTTCCAACGTTTGCAGCAGCCTTTCTTGCGAAACTATCAGTAATTAACTGAGTTTCTAAAGTAGGAAGGTCTACCGCTAGTCCACTTGCTTTAACTAAGTAAGATGGTGAAGCAGTTTGAAGAATTGTATCAAGTGTTAATGAATCTGACCCATCAGTGTAAGTAACTTGTAGTGAGTTACTTCCAGAAATAAGGCCTCCTACTACATCTTGTACATCTTCAGTAAATGTGTCTGTTGCAATGATGTCGTAGTAGTTTGTACCATCATTGGTAAGTTCCCACTTATCTAATGATTCATTCCATCTAATTGCAACATCTGCTTCAGATCCACGATTTACTTTAAGTGATGCATCAACACTTGGTGCTGCTGAAGCAGACAAAGTACTATTTAAAAGAATTGAATTATCTTCTAAATTAATTTCAGTTGTGCTAATTGCATTAACATTTCCCAAAACATTTAAGTTACCTTGAATGCTTAAGTCACCTTGTACTGATACGTCATCAGCAAAATATGCAGATGCTCCTACAGTTAAGTTATTCTGTACATCTAAACTATTGTTAAGGTCTGTAAAGACATTAATTTCAAGTTCTGTAGAATTTGCTTCCAAAACTTGTGCAGTACTTCCAATTTTAAAACCTGTGGTTGTATCATTGATTTGTACTGGTAGTTCAGAAGTTACTTTATCTGCTGGATCTACTGTAAATTTAGCAGAAGCACTTGAGTCTTTTACTGTTAAAGTAGAGTTTGTGGCCCCACCAATTGTAGTATTAACATCAAATGATGCACTTGCTGCAGAATTAAGAACAATCTTGTCTGTTCCAGAACCATCTTGAATAATTAAACTACCGTCAGTAGTTGTATCACCAATAATGATTGCATCTGGAAGACTTACAGTAACGCTACCACTTGCTGCTGATAAAGCAATTTGATTTGCTGTACCTGCAATGTTGCGAACGCCAATGTTGTGGATTGTTAAGGTATCGTTAGCATCATCGTAATCTAAAAAGATTCCGTCTCCGTCTTGTAATAAATTAGCAACTGTGTCGCCAATATATTCAACGCTACCTACTGCTTGCCATGCACTTGCTGTACCATTGTAAATTTTTAATACTTGATCTGCTGTGTTAAAATAAACTTGACCTGCTTCTCCAGAACCTGGATCTGTGGCTAAATTTTGAATAACGGCATTTAACAGTTCATTAGTATTAAGATCTAAATTTGTTAAAAATTTTCTAGACATTTATTTTTTCCCTCCTCTTTTTATGAAAGATATGCCTTTCCAGAAAATGCACTTGAAAAGGTTGCTACTACAGTGTTAGAATTCGGATAATCGTATGACCCCTCAACGACTGTTCCTGCTGAATCTACTACTGTTATGTTTGGGGTAAAACCCAAACCATGAGATATTGTCCATGTCAATGCAGGGCTAGGCTGATTGTGAACATATCCCAATTCTTGATTTGTTACTAAGTCAACTGGACTTCCCCAGCCACTTAGTGTTTTTGGTCCGTATAATTCGTTTGTGTCTTTGTCAATATAATGATCACCAATAATTCCTAATCCAGAAGTTGGTAAACCATTTCCACTTAATAAAGAATTACCTCTGACACCTTGTGGACCACTGTATCCTAAATCTACTATTACTGTTTGTTGTTGTAATGCTATTTCACTTTGAGTTAAAACTACTTCTACTGTTACATCAGCCACTATCTAGTCACCTCTGGTGTAATATTAAATCTTCCTTCAATTAATCTACTAACTGTATTATTGGAAGAAATCATTTCTAAATCATAAACATGATCTCCAGGTAGTGCAGCAGATGTATCTGAAGCACTAATATATAAATCAATTGTTCCTGCAGAACCACCTAATGTAATTCCACCATTTAAGTTTGTTAAATTTATAATATACTCATCTGCATCGTGAGTTTCTCTAACTTGTAATCTTGCAGAATATCCAGTAATATCAACAGGTGCATTATCTATTTTCCAGGTGAGTGTAGGATTGAATGTCGATCCTTGTGGACAAGTAAAATTAAAACGCCCTGGGGTCATAGGTGCTCCTGAAGAGGCAGAAGCCTCACTCTCATTATACCAAATTATTTATCTACAATATTAATTACTATGTCTTTGATTACTTCAATTTCTCCAGAGATTTTAGACATCTCTTGCTTCATCTTATTTTGATCTCTACGGATGTAGTCAATTTTATCTGACATTGAACTACCCCCGTTTGGCATTAATTGTCTTTCAATTTTTTCTAGTCTTTCAACTACTGTATCGCCTTTTTTATTTTTGCCTAATAAGCCTTCAAATCGTCTGGCCATTGCATAGCCTACGCTTAAAGCAACACCAATAACGGTTAACATTTGCCAAGTTTCGGCGAGGGTAGATAGAAGATTAAACTCCATGATAATAAAATTATAACATTGACTTATGAGTAATAAAGCATTATAATTGTATATATGACTAAAACTAAACAAGATATAAAGTATGAGTTAACTGCTTTAGATCGATGCGATAGATGTGGTTCACAAGCGTGGGTCAAAGCAACTGGAGTCAACGGCGAACTTCTTTTTTGCGGACATCACTATAACAAGGTAGAGTCGGGCATTAATGAATGGGCATTCAAAATTATAGATGAACGAGAAAGACTCGTTGAAAATAAATTAATAGGCTCAGAAAAATAAATTCGACAAATTATAGTATAATATAAGAACGCTAGCATCGTCAGGATATGGGTTCATAATCCGTCTAGCGACCAGAGGGCCGTCAAACCACCACACACCACACTTGGCGGCTCTCGCTTATTTTTCGGCGAAAGTATACAATCCCCACCATCCCCATCCTAGTCAATATATGGCATTACATGCCCCTTTGACAATATATCGGGGGTATGGAATAATATAAACTATGAATGCAAAACCTTGGGATATATTTGATAAAAATAAAAGAACAAGTGAAGATATCTATAAAGATCGTATGGACATATGCAATAAATGTGAATTTTTGATTAATATGACCAAACAATGTATGAAATGTGGATGCTTTATGGAGATAAAGACTAGAATAGATAGTGCTTATTGTCCAATAGGAAAATGGTAATTTTTATACCCCCTCAAAATTTTTAAAGATATGCTAGAATAATAATATGTTCTCAGATGATCCAAATATAACTAAATTAGCAGATAAGATCTTTTGGTATAAGGGTTTTATTACCCCCGAAGAAGTTGCTCATATTAATGAATTAGCAGCAGAAGTAAAAAGAAGCAGACACCCATTTGAACACGTTGGCTTTTGGCCAATGTCAGAGATGAAAGAAATTAAACCTATATGGGATAAAATTTCAGAATTTTTATATCCAGAATTTGTAATACATCCTGCACTAAATATGATTTATTATCCTACTGGTGCAACCATGGATCCACATTGTGATTCACCTGGTGAAGAACATGCTGACGAATTAACTATTCCAGATGTTTGGTCAACATGTTGTTTATTATCATGGGGAGTATGTGCATACTTTGGAGACTTTGAAGGTGGAGAGATTTACTACCCTAAACAAGGTGTTGAAATTCCAGTTCGCCCAGGAGACTTAGTAATTCATGGTGCTCTTTCAGATTGTGAACACGGAGTTAAACCTACTACTAGTGGTGAGCGATATGTGTTCTCTAACTTCTCATTAAAACCAGAAAAGAATCCTGGAACATTTTATAACTATAAAACTCCTGAGTATTTTAAACAATTAGAAGAAGAAGGAATTGGTAGTTGGGCATTTCCATTAAAACAAAACCCAGACATTATCCCAATTAACAAGTGTGAAGTTTGTGGTGGAGAATATTTTGAAGTTTGCTTTACCTGTAGAGATAGCAACGTCAATGCTTGATGATTTTATAAAAGCAAGAGAACAAGGAACAATTTGTTTTAAAAAAAATCTATTACCTAATACTCCTAAATGGAGTGATTTTTTTAATTTAATGACTAAGAAATTTCATAATCCTTTTAATATGGAATCTAGTTATGTTCCAAGAGAAAATATGGTTGTAGGCAAGATGCCAGATGGATCAGATGGAGCAACAAACATAATGTTGTATACCAAAATGGATCCTGTTATTTTTCAAGCAGTTCAATATAAAGATGGAATATATGGTAATAATGATATAGAAGCAAAAGAACTTATTGAATTTTTTAAACCCCTTTTCCCTGCATTTGAATTAAAAGCAATTATGAATCTTATTGGTGGAGAGTCAGAGTATTGGGTTCATAGAGATGACCACGATGTTGTTTCATGGCACTGTGAAGGAATCATGGAATGGAGAATCTACCCAAACCTTAAAGACGAAAACGTAGATCAACTTGAAGTTAAGAATGAACCATACGATTCTTATATTTTAGAACCAGGGGATGTTATCTACGTTCCAGCCTTTACTGGACATCAAGTAGTAACCCCAAACCCTAGAGCATCTATTATTTTACAAACTAATCAAATATCTAAATAGTTATCTACTTACAGTAATATTGTTTTTCTGAATTTTTATATTTATACCTGCATAGTCTATATTTGTTTTATTGCCAAAATATATAGGATTTATTGGAGATCCTTTATCAGTATTAATCAAAGAATTATCAATATGATAAACCAATATTCCACTACCCCCGAGATATCTGTCACGCTTCTCTTTTTTGCGATATTCAATTGCAAGCATTTCTTGGGCATTTATAGGCAATAAGATTAATTTGGTACCTTTGCTATCAAGCGATGATAGTTTGACAGTTCTAGAGCCTGATTCTTGACAAATAACGTCATCTCCACCTAGCCAACCAAGTGCATATTTTTCATATCCAAGAATACTAGTTCCTCCGTAGTATTGAGACATGATAGAGAATTGAGTCATTCCACCATCTGGTCCAAAGCCACCGCTTGTATTTGAATATAGATCTCTTAATCCAATAGTGTGAAGTATCTCACTTACTCCAAGGTATGCGTTCTGTTCGTTATACATTACCATCATCATTTTTTTATCAGCAACTTGTGCTGCTTTTCTAAAGGCAACGTAGTATCCTGACAAAGTTGGATCTGGTATAGCCCATATAGAATCTATTTTAGAATAGTCTACTTTTGAAGCACTAGCATTAATTATTGCATCTCTATAAGCATTTTCTTCTTCTTCAGTCATTTGTTGTATTCCGTAATTATATGAGTTATTTGGTAGATTTATCCAAGAGTAGTTAATATGAAATTTTAATTTTGCTTTACCATAAGAAGTTTCTTTTACATAGTTATTCATTTCTTTTAAATCTAATCCATTAATCCATTCTTTTGTATACCCCTTGGATTTCTTAGAAGAGTCACTAAATTTAACAAATAAGACTTGAACATTAATAGTACCTGTTTTTTTTGTTTGATCAGCAGAAGAGAGTAGATATGGTCTATCACATGTAGTTGCTTTTGCTGGAATTGATATTAATGAGAATATTAGTGTAAGTAGGAGGAGCAGTTTCTTTATCATGTATCTAGTTTATATCGTCTCTATGTATCTTGTCAACTGTTTACTTGTTTTTTCTTTTTATTTTGTATTCTGCCCCCC